ATAGCATCCAGTCCTCAAAGTACCACACGGAAGAGTATTATACAGGTATTTTATAACAGCCGCAAGGCATAAAATTTTATACAAATGAATGAAGTTATCGAAATCAAGCAAGCGGAAGTCTTGCAGGCTATCAATCGGAGCGAGATTGATATGCAGGTATCAACGGCAAAGCAGTACCCCCGTAACTTGCCGGAAGTCCTTAACAAGATTGCGACCTACGCAACGATGGACACAGAGACAGCCTCCGACTGCTTCTACGTGCTACGCAGAGGTGGTCAGAACGGAAGCAACACCATTGAGGGGCTGTCCGTCCGTATGGCAGAGATTATCGCCGGGGCGTGGGGCAATCTCCGTGTTCAGACACGCATTATCGGCAATGATGGAAAGACGGTCACTGCACAGGGGATTTGTCACGACCTCGAGACTAATGTTGCCGTGAGCGTGGAGGTGAAGCGCAGAATCACCGACAAGTACGGTAAGACGTTCTCTGAGGATATGCAGGTTGTAACTGGTAACGCAGCCAGCGCAATCGCTTTCCGTAATGCGGTGCTGAAAGTTGTGCCGAAAGCCGTGACCAAGCGAGTTATTGCCGATGTCAAGCAGGTTGCGCTCGGTCAGTCCCTCGACCTCGAAACGAGCCGTCAGAATATGATTCAGTACTTCTCCAAGCTGGGCGTGACGGAGGAACTTCTGCTTGAATACCTCGGATTGAAGAAGCGTGAGGAAATTGACAAGGAGGCAGTATTTGAACTCCGTGCGACCGCCAACGCTATCAAGGAGGGTACAACCACCGTTGAGGAGAGCTTCATGAAACCTATTCAGGAGAAGCGGCAAGCAGCCGAAGCCAAGAAAAAGGCAGAGGAAGCCAAGGAAAAGGCACTGGCGGCTCAAAAGCGACAAGCCAAGACCGCTGTCAAGGGCAAGGATGAAGTGCCAGAGAATGTCGATAAAGAGACAGGAGAAATCAAACAATAATATCAACCGGGGCGTAAGCTCCACAACAACAAAAAATTATGATTACAGAAAATTTGAAAACTGCCATTGAAGAATGGCAAAAGGAAGTGGGCAAGAAACGTGCAATCTTGGTTATTGCCATCGAGGAGAAAGAGCGCAAGGAAGACAAAACGGAGCTTGAAACCTCTCTCGCTGTACTGGGCAGCAACAGAATGTTGGTAGAAGCTGTGAAACGCACCAAGATGGATGGCGGTGTCGCAGCCCAAATCTTCGCCAAGGCAGATATGAGTATTTTACTGGATAAACTTTGCAGATAATATGAGCTACACAATCATCAGACCAAAAGACCGCCAAGAGTGGTTGAAACACCGTGAGAGCGGCATCGGTTCATCGGAAGTAGGTACAATCCTCGGCTTGAACCCGTTTGAAACCCCTTATCGGCTTTGGAGAAGGAAGAAAGGGTTGGACGCTCCCAAGCAAGAGAACTTCGCAATGAAAGCCGGGCATTACCTCGAAGATGCCGTGAGCCTTTTCTACCGTGACGAAACAGGCAAGGAAATCATCAAGGCTTCCGCTGGAGACTGGCTTATAGTAAATAACGAAAAGCAGTACCTGCGTGTGTCCCCTGACCGTACGTTTTGGATACCGGGCAGACCCAAGTCAGACCGGAACAAGGGGATTTTGGAATGCAAGACAACACAAATGGAAGTAGATGCGGACAGCCTACCGCAGCACTGGTTCTGCCAACTCCAGTACCAGTTGGGCGTTGCGGAACTGGAACAGGGTGCGCTTGCATGGCTCACTATGGGGCGTGAGTTCGGTTTCCGTGATATAATGTTCGACAAGGAGTTTTACGACTATATGATTGAAGAGGTTGACAAGTTTTGGATTGACAACATCGTTGGCGGTCAAGAACCCCTCTTGCAGAGTGTCGAAGATGTCCTGCTGAAAAATCCCCGTCACGTTGTCGGTAAGAGCGTTGAGGCAGACGATGAGCTGATTGCCATGTGTTCCGAACTGAAAACCATCAAGGAGGAACTGGAAGGGCTTGACAGCCGCAAGAAAGACATCGAGAACGCTATCAAGATGGCTATCGGTGATGCGGAGGCTCTTGTCGTCCCCGGAGTAAGCAAAGCGAAGCCGACCATCCTCGCAACTTGGAAAGCGGCAAAGGACAGCACCAAGTTCAATGAAAAGAAATTTGCGGAGGACAAGCCGGAACTCTACGCAAGTTATCAGTACCAAGTTCCCGGCTCACGTAGATTTTTGCTCAAATAGCCATGGAAGAAAACCTGTACGGAAGCCTGTGCCTGTCCGATATTCCAAAGGAGCTTATCACGGTCGGAAAGAACGGCAAGAAATACCTCAATATCGTGGTAAACAAGCGCAGGGAGGTATCACAGTTCGGAATGACCCATTATGTCAAGGCTCATTGCAAAAAGGAGCAGCAGCGTGAGGGCGTGAATTACTACATAGGTGAGTTGAAGCCAAGCAGTTATCAGAACAACAACGCAGCTGGGCAAGCGACTTCATCCGCTCCCGGAGGCGAGAACAAAGAAGATGATTTGCCATTCTAACGCCTGACACTATGCACTTGATTAGCAACCAGCAGCGGCAAGATGTTATTGACTTCTTGACTTCTTTTATTGAGATGACAGCCGATAAAGGCAGCAACCGGGTTTATAACCTCAAACGCCGTGCTGGTCTGCTGGTCAAGAAGCTGAAAGATAACAAGGAAATTGATTATGAACTAACTAAAAGATTGAAAGATGAACTCAAAAAAAATTGAAGTAGAAGTGCCTAACGGCAAGAAGCCCGAATGGGTAAACGGAGTGTTTACCCTCGTGGACGAGAAGCCCAAGAACGTGATGGAGCGTGTAAAGACCTTTGAGGATGCTTGTAACGAATTAGGAAAAGAGCATACGCTTGTACGTGAATATTGGGATGTACACCATACTGACATTATGTTCGGAGCTGATATAATTGCTTATCTCAAACTCCGTATCATCGCAGCAGCACTCAACGAGGGCTGGGAGCCACAATTTACGGAAGACGAATGGCGATACTTCCCTTGGTTCTACCTCTATACCCAAAAAGAGATAGACGAAATGAACGAAGAAGAAAAAAGCCGTGTGGTGTGTCGGTCGAGCAACTATGCGGATGCGGGTGGCGGTGTTGCGTATGCGGATACGGGCAACGATTCATCGGACACGCTCACGAGCATTGGTTCTCGGCTTGCCTTCAAGTCAAGCGAACTTGCGAAATACGCTGGCGAACAGTTTGTTGAGATTTGGGCTGACTACGTTTTCAAGCCGGAGGAAAAACAAGGGAAATAAACAACAGGGGCGGCAATGTCGCTGCCCCATAAAATAGAAATTATGGATAAAGTTTTAGGACAAGAGTACAATTTAAAAGACCGGGTGTCTTTCCTGCGTGACAACTGCGATGCGGTCGAGGATTTGGGCTACACAAAGTCTCTGCCCAATGATGAAATTGAGGCACTGAAAGACCGCCTTGTTGAGAACAACATTCAGCTCCGTGATGTCAGATCCGACAAGAAAGCTGCGAACAAAGAGTTTAACGACCAAATCAAGCAGCTTGAAGAAAGTAATGATGAAGTAACCGGGAAACTGAAAGCTAAGAGCGAGTTTGTAACAGAGCCTTGTTTCAAGTTCGTGGACGAGGATGCACGTGAGGTCGGTTACTACAACAACGAGGGTTTGCTTGTTTACAGCCGTCCGGCTCGCCCCGAAGAACTGAACAAAAACATCTTTCGGATGAGCAGAACAGGAACAGAGGGATAATCAAAAATCAGTTTTAACAATTCAAAATCAAATCAAAATGGAACAAAAAATTAAAGAAGAAGTTAAACAGCAGATTGCTGAAATGGTCGCCAACGGACTTCCTGCAGGCGTGGGTGAAATCATTATCCGTGAGGGTGATGCAGTGAAACTGAAAGAGCCTGTCAAGGTCTGCATTGAGGGAACGATTGACGCAGCAGCTCGTTGGCTTGAAACACGTTTTGACTGCATCAAGGAAAAGACCTGCCACGTAATTGTAAACCGTGAGAAATTGATTATCTCATTGCAGTGCAACGAGAACAACCATTACGGAACACTGATTGAGGGTCGCTTGACACTCTCACCTGAATATAAGCGTTTCGGCATTAATGAGGGTGAATATATCACCAACTTTGAAATGGCAGAACTTATCAAGATGAACCGTTCATTCTTCGAGAACAAGACCATTGCAATGAAGCTCGTTACGGATTTGCAGAACTTCAAGGCGAAAGTTGACAAGGAAATCGAACAGAGCAACAACAACCGTGGAGACAGACGCATTTTGATTAACCAAGCCGTTGAACACAATCTGCCGGAGGCTTTCAACCTTGTTCTTCCAATTTTCAAGGGAACTGGTAAACAGACAGTAGCCGTAGAGGTTTATGTCAATCCGTCAGACTTCACTTGTACGCTTGTTTCCCCGGAGGCAAACGACCTTGTTGAAGAAATGCGTGACCGTGAAATAGATGCAGTTATCGAACGTATCAAGGAACGTTGCCCGGACATCGTGATTATCGAACAGTAAAGTAACGGTAGCCGTAATTCTGAAACATAAAGTTGGCAGCGTGGCAGGTTCGATTCCTGCCTACGGCACAAGATTAAATAATTCAATATGTACAAATTAAGAGATTATCAACAACAGGCTTCTGATGCTGCCGTGTCATTCTTTCAGAGGAACGACAAGAAAAACGGAATCATCGTGCTTCCGACAGGCGCAGGGAAAAGCCTTGTTATTGCAGATATTGCCGCAAGGCTTGATGCCCCGGTTCTGATATTCCAGCCCTCAAAGGAAATCTTGGAACAGAACTACGAGAAACTATGCTCATACGGAGTATTCAATGTCGGCATTTTCTCTGCATCTTTCAACCGTAAAGAGGTGTGCAAAATCACTTTTGCGACAATTGGTAGCGTAAAAGGCTTCAAGGACTATTTTAGGAGTTTTCGTTACGTAATCATTGACGAATGCCACTATGTCAATGCAGAAGCAGGAATGTACAAGGACTTCATCGAAACAATCCAGTGCAAGGTACTGGGGCTTACAGCGACCCCGTACCGCCTCTATTCAAACAGGTTCTACGGTTCTATGCTTCGTTTTATCACGAGGACAAACCCAAGGATTTTCAACGATGTGTTGTACCACGTGGACGTGAAAACGCTGCTCAACCGGGGTTACCTTGCCAATATGAACTATTACCAGTTGAACGTGATAGATACCAGCCGACTTAAAGTGAACAGCACCGGGGCTGACTATACCGATGCCAGCGTGAGGCGTTACTACCGGGAAATCAAGTTCAACGACACGCTGGAGAATATCATCCAGCGGCTCTTGATAGCCGGGAGGACTTCGATACTGGTGTTTACCAGGTTCGTCGAGGAAGCGGAATATGTGGCGAAGAATTGCGGTGCTTCTGCGGCAGTCGTAAGCAGCGATACGAGCAAAACAGACCGTGAGGCAATACTTCGGTTGTTCAAGGAGAAAAAAATCAACGTAGTGGCAAACGTAGGTGTCCTGACAACTGGTTTTGACTTCCCAGAACTCTCCACCGTTGTGCTTGCTCGTCCTACAATGTCGTTGGCTCTGTATTATCAGATGTGCGGCAGGGCTATCCGTCCGTACAAGGATAAGGTCAGTTGGGTGGTTGACCTCTGCGGAAACTACAAGCGTTTCGGCAGGGTTGACGAGCTGGCTATGCGGCAGACAAAGCCGGGTATATGGGCGGTGTTTTCCGGCTACAAGCAACTAACGAATGTTTACTTTAGAAAATAAGTGATTATAATATAATCAGAAAAACATTTCAACGTATGGCAGATGGATGGATAAAAATACAGAGGACTATTTGCGAGCATTGGATTTGGGAAGATGCGAACAAGCTTAAATGGTGGTTAGACCTACTTCTTATGGCTAACTATTCCACCACAAAGGTAAACATTGGATTGCTCCTATTTGACTGTAATAGAGGTGAAGTAATCACTACTCTAAGCAAACTTGCTACGAGATGGGGAGTGACCAAAGACCGTGTGAGGAACTTCTTATTGCTGTTGGAAAAGGACGGTATTATAACATACGACAGCCTAACGAAAGCCACACGGATAACTATCTGTAAATATGATATTTATCAAGCTAACGAAAACGCTGACCAAACGCTGACCAAACGCTCGCCAAACGCTGACCAAACGCTGACCAAACGCTCTATATATATAAAAGAAAATAAGAAGGAAAGAATAGAAGAATATAAACAAGAGAGTGAGTCTAACGACCAACTTTCTTCTGCCTCTGACGAGGCACAAGCCGTTGAGCCGGAAAAGATGAAAGCAGAGAAATTGCCATTTAAGGACATAAAGGTTATGTGGAATGAAACCTGCACGGGCTTTCCGAAATTGTTCACGCTTTCCGAACCCCGTAAAAACAAAATGCGCCTCCGTATTGCGGAAATGGGCGGCTTAGGAAAGGCTCTTCCGCTGATTAAGCAAATTTTCGAGAAGATGCAGCAAAGCAACTTTCTAAAAGGCGACAACAGGCGAGGCTGGAAAGCATCTTTCGACTGGCTGTTTGAGAACGACAAGAACTGGGTCAAGGTCTATGAGGGCAATTACGACAACAAGCCCGAACAGCCGACCGCAACGAGATATGGTAACAGAAATTGTAATGACGAATGGAAATAACTAAAAACATAACAAGCAAGGATGGTCAGGAGAAAACCGTAAAGGTGCAGACCCCGAAAATAGACCTCATTCTGAAAGCAATTCAGGACAGGGGGGTGTTTGCGCAGATTACCCGTTACCAGTACCTCGACTACGACATGGAGGAGGAAATGCAGATTATCGAGGCTATCGGCAAGATCCGTACCCCGTATTTCGTGATAGACGATGATAACCGCTTCACGTATGAGAATTTCATCCGCTGGTGTCGTTGCGATACGAAGATGCAATGCCTACACCCGGAAACATCGCAGGTGATGCCGGGAAACCTCCGGCACGGTATCTACATAGCCGGGGCAACTGGCACGGGGAAATCTTGGTGCTTGGATATTATGCAAGCATATTGCCGGGTAATGGGCTTCAAGGTGAAGTATTTTGAGGACAGGGACATTTGCCCGTTGGCATGGAGTTCCGTCCGTGCTGATGCCCTCTGCGACATCTATACCGACACCGGAGACATAAAGAGGTTCAAGCAGCGCAACATCCTTTCCGTTCAGGACTTCGGCAGCGAGCCGCTGGAGTCGCTCTATATGGGCAACAGGCTGGAGGTGATGCGCTCACTGATAGAGTACCGGGGCGACAGGTCAGACTGCCTCACGCTGATTACTTCCAACCTGAAACTTGGTGGCGAGAAGCTGCTGAACCGATATGGCGACCGTGTGGCAAGCCGATTGAGTGAAATGTGCAACTATTTCGAGATACGGGGCGCAGACCGCAGAAAGTGGAAAAATATTGCGCCTGACGCAACGGAAACGAACGGAACAGGTAAATCCACAAGCAAGTAGTTTTCGTTGTTCTCGGTTGAAATTTGAATAAAATAACTATAAACTCAACAACAACATGGAAATGAAAATCAAAAAAGAAGCATATGAAAGACGCATCAAGGAACTGGAGCAGGAAGAGATTGCAGCCAATTCCGCAGAAGAGCGTAAGAGGATTGCCCGAAAGAGGCGGTACGTTGAAAACAAGTTGTTCCGGCTCAACCTCCCGGTAGAGCAGAGGCAGGACTACATGGTGAAAATCCGCTTTGTGTTCGAAGGTAAGGCAAAAGTGTACGCCACCTCAAAGGAGGAGGCAAAGCAAATAGTGAAAGATAGTTTCGGGATGAGCTGCGGACAAATCAATACGAGCGCACCTAACATTCTTGACTGGGATATTGATATGACACCTAACAAGATTGTAAAATGAAAGCGGTTATTATCTATTCAGGAAAAGGCGGTGTAGGTAAAACCACAACAACCGCTAACATAGCACGTCTGCTTGCAAGGCAAGGGCATAGGGTGTTTGTTATTGATGCCGACATAAATACCCCGTCAATGAATACGGAGTTTGAGGGCGAACACCCACAAGATAACATTTGGGTACATTCTTCGGGCAATATGTTTAGTAAGTTCATCTACTTGGAAAAGTCTATGGTCAGGCAGTATCTCGAACAAGCCAAGAAAAAGTTGCGTGTAATCAAGCCCGATTTTGTACTTGTTGATACGCCTCCCAGTGTAACGAATGTGCATATAGAACTACTGAGCCGAATAAAGGTGAGTTATGTCCTCTTTGTTACTCAGCCAACAAAATTGAGTAGTCAAGATGTCCTGCGTACAATGGACTTCTTTCACGAAAGGTGCGGCAGAGTGAATTGTGGTATCGTGGAAAATATGTGCTACGACAAGACGAAAAGGGAGTACCCGATAAAACTTGTGGCACAAATCCCTATGCAAGACAGAATGAGTACCGAAAACTTGCTTGCTAACGCTGAAATGGACTTTCAAAAGATTGTGGATGAAATTGTAACGAGCGAGAGTGTTGTACTTGAAGAGTATTCCACGGAAAATGGGTATGATGAGAGTTTTGATGTTGCTGATATGTACATATCGGGGTCGAGGCGTTCATACGTAACCCACGAATTGAAGTATGACAACGGTACTGAAAAAACACTCAATCTCCCAACTCCAAAATTCTTGTCTGTACGAACATGGGAAAAGGTGCGGCACTACATTAGTCTCCAAGATAAATTAGGCTACAACTATGACGAAAGGATGCACAGGTGTGATAGCGAAAGAATAGGGCGAATGGTGCGGCATTTTGGCAGTGACGAGAATGCATATTTCATGGTTATAAATGCTCCGATAACGGAAGTTCAACTAATAACAGGAGAAATCGGGATTTGCTCATTGCTCACTGGGCAGAGAGGTCATTACGAGATACCAAGAGTGGGTTACCAAACAAGCAAGGGCGATGTCGTTTTGTTCCCTGACGAAATTATGCCTGTGGATATGGAATTGCTTCAACAGCAGATAAATGACGGCTACATTATGTTGAGTGATGGTCGCTATTTGCCGCCAAAGTCTGATGTTCAGCAATGCTATGATGCCTTCGGTGTAAGGGTTGGACTATTTGATAACTGGGAAAAGATTTATGATGATTGGACTAAATAAAAATCAATATGGAAAATTCAAAAGAAAAACGGACTTGCGCAAACTGCAAGTATTACATAGAGTGCGTGAAAGGCAGATTTGGAAATGTACCGGATGATGCTTGCAAATTTTCAGATATGATTATTCAACGAAGTACAACAACAAAAAATGAAGAGTAGCATTATGACAAAAGAAATGGATTCGGTCAAGTTAATTATTAAAAACTATCTTGACGAAAGAGCAAAGAATGACGAACTGTTCTCGAAGAGCTACGCAAAGCCAAATAAGAACATTGACGAGTGTTTTGCCTTCATCGTTGGTGAAGCTCGCAAGATTGGAGGCGATGCCGTGTGTGTGAAAGATGAAGTAGTTTTCGGTTGGGCAGTCCACTACTATGATGAAGATTGCATCAAAATAAGTAAGATTTCGGAGGAAATCAAGGCGTCTGCCAAGATGCATGTCGAACTTACAGAGGAGGAAAAGAAAAAGGCTAGGGAGCAAGCGATTGAGGAATACAGGAGACAATGCATAAAAGCGGAGGATGAGGCAGCGAAAGAGCGTGCGAAAAAACGTGAAGCAAAGCGCAACAAGCACGATCTCATATTCACTCCGTCATTATTCGGGGAGGGTGAGTTATGAGGCCACGCAACGAAAATGAAAGACAGGTTGCAGGACTGAGCACAAAACTACCTCCAATCACGGACAAGCAAAAGCAATGGGCTATCGACACTTGCTTTGAAAAGGTGGGGTACTACATTAAAGGCGAAGTGTGGTGTTCACAGTGTGGCATGGTTCACGATAAAACATCGTCTGAGCTCGGTATTACGCTCGTAGGGGACGAAGCCATCTGTCCGCATTGCGGAATAAAGCTCAAACTAAAGAACAGCCGTAAACGCAAAATTACAGAGAGTTGGTATTTCACCATCCTCACCACTTGCAAAGGCTACCAAGTATGCCGACACTTCATCATTGAAAAGAAGATGTGGAAGACAAGTAACAATATCAACGTGGAGCACGCTCCCGAATACACCATCAACGAAGCTGTTCAGAATTGGATAGCTTCCGATGGCAGCGAAACAATCATGGCGAGGCCCTGCAAGTGCATCCCTCGCATTTACGATGCGTGGGATTTTGATAAGCCAATGAGCATAAAGGACAGAACTGGCATCCGTGCAAGTTACAACCCCGACAAGTACGACATCAACTCTGAATTTATCTATCCGAATGGCAGTATACTCCCGATACTTCGCCGTAACGGTTATACGAGACGCTGTAAGAGCCTTTCGGCTTGTGAGACGATGAAATTAGTGCTGACGGATAGAGAAGCCGAAATACTGGCAAAGAACGGACAATTTGGGTTGTTGGCATGGAAAAGCGTACGGGGCTATCGTGAGTTCTGTATGCCCTACGCTCACTCAATCCGAATTGCCAACAAGAACAAATACATCGTCAAGGACGCATCGATGTGGTTTGACTATCTCGACTTGTTGTCTTACTTACATCTTGATACGCATAACGCCCACTACGTTTGCCCGAATGACCTAAAGCGTGAACACGATATGCTTGCAAAGCGTAAAGGACGTATCGAAGCGCAGCGTGAGGAAGAACGAAAACGAAAGGAAGCAATCAAGTGGGAAAAGCAATATCGAGCCGACAAGTCAAAATATTTCGGCATCTGTTTCGGTGATGAAAATGTGGTTATCACTGTCATTCAGTCAGTAGCAGATATGGAGGATGAAGGATCAAAAATGCACCATTGCGTATTTGCTATGGGCTACTATAAGCGCAAAGACAGCCTTATCCTCACTGCAAGAAGTGCAGCCGACGGCAAGCGTATCGAGACAATAGAGGTCTCGCTTAAAACTTTCAAAGTGGTACAGAGCCGTGGAATGCAGAACAGCAACACGCCATACCATGATGAAATCATCAACTTAGTAAACAGCAATATCAATTTAATAAAACAAGCATCATGAAAGACAATACAATAATAACCGCCATCGGATGGATTAGTTGCTTCGAGGGCTATAAAGGAGGAATAAAACATGGGAAGTGAACGTGCATATCAATTCTTCCGCTTGGTTGAGCGGATGCGTGACAAACAAAAAGAGTACTTCCGAACCAGAAGCGCAGCCGTGCTCAACGAGAGCAAGCACTTGGAGCGGGATGTTGACAAAGAGATACAAAGGGTTAACAACGTCTTGGACAATCGGCAGCCGTCACTCTTTGGCACAGAAATCACAAAAAGTGAAGGATAGCATGATTGCAAGGACAAAGGCGACATCCCGCAAAACGAGGAATGGTGCTTGTTGCGTGCCGAACATGTATGCGATGGTGAAACTATTGTAAATTATTTCGTTGCATCATGGAAATCTGGCGGGGCTGGCGATTGTTTAGATAAGATTGCCGACAGCCACAAAGATTACAACATAACACATTGGAGATATATAAACAAACCGAAAGGAGTTAAAGAATAAATATGGATTTAAAAGAGAAACATGCAAAATTATGGGATTTGTATTGGACGAAATTCGTCAATACGAACCCGGTGGTCAGCGGCTATTGCGTGCCGCTGGAGTATATCAGCGACAACAAGGGGTATGCAGGTGACGGCACTATCAACATGGCGGAGCTGCTGACCCTGCTGCAACTTAGGCGGAAGAACGGGCGGAAAAGCCCGGTGGAAGTGCTGGACGTGCTGATTTCGCTCGGAAGGTTGTCCGACGCCGCTTGGGCTTATTACGCTGGCAAATTCCTCGGCATCTTGTCCCATTTTGGATTTGAGGGCAATCCGTTTTTTGTACGTGACGACATAGACCACGACACACGGGAGCAGCTGGGGCTGGATAAAATGGTAAGCAACTACTTGATGCTTAACCAAGAGGAGGGAGAGGACCCATGCCACAGCCCGTTTGTGAGCCAAGACCAAGTTTGGAACTTGCTGCCCACCCTCTACTACGCATACACGCACGGGTACGAGGCGAAAGGATGGATAGCGAATGTGCTGCAATGGATCGCGGACAACAAGTATGTCATTTACAATCCTTGGATGGGCAGGATTGTCCATTTCCACGAGTACTGCCCCCCGCTCAAGATGCCGTACGACAAACGTAAGGAGGACAGGGAGAAGGCATACAAGGAGAATTTTAAAGTAAAACGTGGTGCGGACAACTGGTATTACAGCGGCGGCACTTTGGCGGCACTGGACAGGTTCAACGGCGACAGGACGTGGCATTGGCGAAAGGCTGTTTTTAAGCTGGAAACCTTTGTAATCGACCGCATTTTAGAACCTGTTTACAAGCTGTTCGGACGGAATTTTAAACGGCACGCCATCTACTGCTACGGTGCTGTCGCCCCCGAGGTTTGGGCTGGAAATTACAAAAAGAGGCTGACGGAGAGGTTTGTCAAGGAGATAAACAAAGGCAACCTCTTTGAGCCGGAGGTCGCCTTTTTGTACGGTGACACTTCAAGATACCCGCTCGACAAGGTGCGTGAGTGGCTTGACAATTACGAGTACAAGGAGACAGGCAGGATAAACAGCCCAGTGCAGTTTTTGTATGTCTATGAGTGGTATGTCGGCAATGGAGGGGAGGTATGAGAAAGGAAATCGAGAATCCTCTGAATGAAAAAGAGTGGAAAGAAAAGATGTTCCGAAAGCAGATTGCTGAAAGTACGAGGAAAATGATTGAAACGCTAACAATAGCGGAGCAGATGCGTGTTTCTTTCGTGCCGCTCATCATCACCCACCTTGCTTGGGTGTACGCTGACAAGGCTATGGCGTGTGCTTCCCGTGACAAGGTGAGCCTCCTAAAGAAGTTGAGCCGGACGCTGAAAATGGTGCATCAGAGGTACAACGATGAACTGCGCAGGGAACTTGACTACAACCACCTACAGAACGTAATCAAGCAGACCGAAATGTGTATGGACGAGATAAGCCGGGACTTGACAATACTCTACTTCACCGTAAATCAGGAGTTGAAGCGGAAAGTGCCGCAGTACGGTTTTGACGAGCAACGGACATACGCCATTATTTCCACGCTGTTTATTGACCTGTTGAAGCAGCACAACCGGGAAATGGATAAACTTCTTGCGGAGAAATTGAACGACCGAAACCTTGCTCCAAGCATAGTTCCACCGCTCACCCAGCACCTCCACTCGTGCATGGTCGCCTTTGCCGGGGTTGAGGGTAAGTTTGACTACCTGGAACAGAACGTGGTTATGGCAATGAAAGTTATTAAAAACCGCATTGGCAGCATCGAATTTTCGGTGTTCTGACACCCCGTCTGTAATGGGGAGGGGGGGACTATAGGGGGGGAGGGGGCGCAGAAAATAATGCCCTCTCTTTCCTGTATTATCAATCAGTAATAAGCTGAAATGTGCAATATTATTATTTAATATATTGAATATCAAATGAATAAATTAAAAATAAATACAAAAAAGCCTATAAAAGTGGATGTAGTTATTGGGATTGACCCCGATGTAGAAAAGTCCGGGTGCGCATATCTCGAAGTGGCTACCCGTAAGTTGGAAATTTCCACGCTCACCTTTCCTGAACTGCTGGACTTCCTGCGCTACATCAAGAGGCAGTCAGAAGTAACGCAGAAGAATGTTCGTGTAATCATCGAAGCCGGGTGGATGAACAAGGCCCACTGGCATCTGTCCTCAAAGGACACGAAGCAGAGCGCAGCGGCAAAGGGTAACTCAGCCGGGCGTAACCACGAAGTAGGCAGGAAGATTGCCGAAATGTGCGAACACTGGCAGATACCATACGAACTGATAAAGCCGCTTGCCCTGAAAGTCGGAGGTGTAAACCTATGGCAAGGAAAGGACGGAAAGATAACGCAGGAGGAACTTGCAGCCTTTACCGGGATAATGGGCAGGACGAACCAAGAGGGGCGTGATGCGGCACTCATAGCATGGAAGTGGGCTGGGCTTCCTGTTAAAGTCGTGAGAAAATCAACTAAAAAGTAGATGTTTTTCGTTTCAAACGATTATAATACAAACATATTTGCCTAACTTTGCCGAAAATGATATAATAAAAAGTTTTTTTTGCATGAAAACAGAACAGGTAAAACTATCGCAGGTGAAAATCAATTCGGATAACCCCCGAACAATCACCAAAGAGAAGTTTAACAAACTTATCAATTCAATTCTTGTATTCCCTAAGATGCTTGAATTGCGCCCTATTGTGGTTGACAACAAGATGAGCGCACTTGGCGGCAATATGCGCACGGAGGCGTTACGGGCTATCTCCAAGATGAGCGTAGAGGAGATTGCTCAGAGGCTACACGGGATTGCCGACTTTGTGGAGAAGTCAGAGGGTGAGCGCAAGGTGCTTGTCGATTACTGGGAAAAATGGCTTGACAATCCTATCGCCTTTATCATCAAAGCCAGCGAGTTGTCTGCCTCGGAGCGTAGGCAGTTCATGATTAAGGACAATGCAAGTTTCGGTCAGTGGGACTTCGATGCCCTTGCCAACAAGTGGGACAACAAGAGACTTGATGATTGGGGCGTTGATGTGTGGAACGCTAACCCCACAGCCTTTACCCCTATGGGCGCAACCCCGTCCCCGGCACAACCTACCCCGGCTATGCCCGATGCGAGCGAGGAGGACAACCCAGCGGATGCCTTTCAGGATGCTCTGCCCCCGGAGTTGCAAGGCGTTGACATCAGCCCGGATGTCCTGCCGAAAATCGAGGGGTCAGATGAAACGGCTATGGAGCGTGTTATCATCGTGTACCCCAAAGAGCGTTTGCAGGAGTTGGCGCAACTTCTCGGTATGCCGTCCATTGACAAGGTTGTGTATCGTCTTGAAGAGATTATCCCCTCAATTGAGGGAGCAGAATAACGCACTTGCTTATGGATTACGCAGAGTACATACAATACCACTTGGAAGGCGATGCCGGAGTTGAGGAAAAGATGATTGCCTCACTCTCGACACACTTCCGGCTATCCCGTTGGAACAGCTTCCGGCTGGTCTATTACTATGCCACAACGTACCATATCCCAAGTGCATTGATGCTCCTACGCAATCCGCATACCCCGAAAAGCGAATTGAAGTTCAGAACCGACCGCAGGTATGTCCGCATTGGCGACACTTTCGACCGCATCATGCAGAACCTCAACCCCGGTATGTTGGCACAACTTGATGAGGCAGAAACCACCACAGAGCAGTACAACACCGTTACATCGTGGTACTTCTTCGGGCGGTACGCTGCTTTCCTCTTCCTCGAAGTGTGGGCAAAGGTCAGCGGAAAGCAAATAATTGACGACCTCGCACTTAAATTTGAGCGAAAGGAAAACTATACAAGGGGTGCGGAGATAGTTGCTAGAACGCAAAATCGGGAAAAATTAACGAAGTTCATTGAGGATGCCAAACGTGATACCGGGGACAACGTGTTTGCCCTCGAAACAAGCCTGTGCGCTGTGGAGAAAATCCGCAAGGGGACACGTTGGAACGGCTTTTACACCGAAAGGCTGTTGGAGGACATCAAGGGTTGCGAGTGGGAAAACATCATAATTGGATTGATATGAGCGCAAAGGTAATTTATCTTGCTGGAGTTCCAGCAAGCGGAAAATCAACCCTGTTCAAGATAATAAGGGAGCATCTGTTCGGTGAAGCTAAAGAGTTCAAGTATGGGAAATGTAAAGGTATCGAAAATGGCGCTTTTAAGATGCTCGGAGTTTTTGATGGAACTACATTTGAGGGTACGGATAAACTTAGTATGACAGTCATTGATGATGCTATAGAGTTTGTGAAACAGCAAATGGATAGTGAACAAAAGTCTGTTGTATTTGTAGAGGGAGACCGACTTTTCAATATCCGTTTCTTGAAAGAAACAAAGGCTCTGTTACTATTGATTGATGCAAACGAGCGCATTCTTAAAGCAAGGCACATTGAGCGTGGAGATAATCAAACAGAAACGTTCCTTAAAAGCCGGAGAAGCAAGGTTGAGAACTTCATCAGCAAGTACAAGGCGCAAAGGATTTGGAACAATACCCTGCAAGACCAAGAGCGTATTTTGAATTTTATAATTAAAACAGCGAATGAATATGTGGAGAATGTTTGACAGAAACAGCATGGAAGATATACGGCTGCTTGAAAGTATTTGCCGAAACAGTGGAAGCCAATCAGTCAAGAAAGAAGCTGCCTATATAAGACGAGCTATTTATCTAACTAAGAATAAGCCGCAAAACCTATGGTGTTGGATTTACAACGAATGTGCTTTCTATATGTGTACTAAATGCAAGCATCATATCAGAGGGATATTAACTGTAGTTCATAAAGACTTCCATAGACAGGGGCTTGGCAGATTAATTAATAATCATAGACTTATTATGATGAAACGGGCTGGCATAGATACCTTTAAATTTCGCACAAACCAAAAAGAGGAAGCTATTAAATTTTGGCTTGCGCAAGGTGCAAGGATTGTTGATGTTAATGGCGATGATTATGAGATGGAATTAAAAATTAAACTTGATTGATATGGCTGATTATTACCAAAGTCCAAGGTGGAGTAACGAGATAGCAGATTGCTCCATGCCTATGACATTCGACACATACAGCAACTGTTCTTTCGGTTGCTTGTATTGCTTCTCGCAGTTCCAAAGAGGGATTGGTGGACCGAAAGAAAGCTACCTACACAAAGAAGTGAAACACGTTTCGGTTGATAAAATCAAGAAGATGTTTACCGACCCAGACAAACACGGTGGACAGTTCAAGGAGTATATCAAGAAACGAAAGGTTATGCAATGGGGCGGTTTGTCAGACCAGTTCGATGGATTTGAACGAAAGTACGGCTATACGCTTGAACTGTTGCGTTTCTTCAAGGAAATTGACTACCCTCTTTGTTTCTCTACAAAGGCTACATGGTTCACGGAAGATGAGCGTTACATGGAGCTTATCAGAGGGCAGAAGAATTGGAATTTCAAGTTTTCAATCATTACGCTGGACGAGCATAAAGCGCACATTATCGAACGAGGAGTACCCACCCCTATTCAGAGACTAGAAGCCATTCGCAGGATTGCGGAAGCTGATGCAGGAGGCGCAACGCTCCGATTACGACCGTTCATTATCGGTATTTCCACTCCGTCATATCTTGATTTGCTTAGAGAGGCTTCCAGCCGTGGGGCAACAGCAATGAGTACGGAATTCATGTGCGTAGAACAGCGCAGCCCGACACTAAAACAATGGATGCCGACTTTCAACGAGCTGTGCGGATTTGACTTCATGGAGTTTTACCGAAAATTTAGTGTAAGCACCGGGTATCTCCGGCTGAACCGCAAAGTCAAAGAACCATTCATGCGGAACATGAAGCAGCTTTGCGAGGAACTTGGGATGCGTTTCTACGTTTCCGATGCCCACTTCAAGGAGTTGTGCTGTAACGGATCTTGCTGTGGACTTCCTGCCAACTGGAACTACTCACGTGGGCAATGGTGTGAGGCTTTACAGATAGCCAAGAACTCACCTGACAACATCGTGCGCTGGGATGATGTTTGCAAGGATATCAACGGTCTTGTATCTCAATTTCAATGGATTCGTGCAACCGGGTTCAACTGCAATTCGAGCGAAAAACGTGCTAAGTATGAGGGTATGACAATGGCTGACTATATGCGTTGGTTGTGGAACAATCCGCAGAGTGGTCAAAGCCCTTACAAGTTATTCGAGGGCGCACTTGTTCCGTTTGCAAAGGACGAGAACGGAAACTTGATTTACAAATACAATGGAGCAAATTTTTAAGCAATGGGCGCACCGGGAAAGAAAATGAAAGATTACAGGCAGGCGCAAATCGTGCGGCTTGACATCATAGCGCAGTTGTATAAGCGTGGTTACTCCTACCGGGAAATCCGAGAGGAGGTAATGACACGTTTAGACCTGCAAGCCTACAGCCTCCAAACGGTTCACAAGGACGTGAACCGCTTGCTGGCTGAATGGAGGGAAACACGCATCGAGAACTTCGACCATGCCGTGCAACTGGAACTGGAACGCATTGACGAGGTGATTAAGGAGGCTTGGGCGGCTTGGGACAAATCCAAGACCGACTACGAGCGCAAGAAAGCCAAGCAGCAAGGTATTCCGGGCGGTGACGGAGAAAGTGGCGAGGGCGGTGTTGTTACCGTGAAAATGGAGCAACAAAAAGAAGAGGTTATTTGCTATGGCGACCCCCGGTATTTGGAGGTCATTCACAAAAACTTGGTGGAGAGGCGCAAGTTGCTTGGGCTGTATAGCCCCGAAAAGAAAGAGGTCACGGGCGACCTTTCATTTGCCAGCCTCCTGATGGAAACGAGTGCAATAAATGGCGAGGAATGAGGTACAGATACGCAAGAACGCTGCCAAACTATTCTCTGAATGGCGTAACGACTGGAACAAATTCATCAGCGAGGCTCTTGGGGTCACGCTGGATGAGGAGCAACAAGCAATCGTTACAGCCGTCCAGCACAATAAGTTGGTATCAGTCCGCAGCGGTACGGCAAGGGGCAAGGATTTTGTCGCTGCTTGTATCGCTGTATGCTTCCTGTATCTCACCCCGAAATGGAAAAAGAACCACAACGGCAAAATGGAACTTGTCGAGAACACGAAAGTTGCTCTCACCGCTCCGACCGACCGACAAGTAAAAAACATTATGATGCCCGAAATTTCAAGACTATTCAACCGTGCGAAAAGGAGAGGTTTCACGCTCCCCGGTAGGCTTAACGCCTACGACATCCGCACGGACAATGAAGAATGGTTCTTGACAGGCTTTAAGGCTGACGAGAACAACCACGAGGCATGGTCGGGCTTTCATGCAGTAAACACGATGTTTGTCGTTACGGAGGCTACTGGTATTCTTGATGAAACCTACACGGCCATTGAGGGTAACTTACAGGGTAATTCCCGGTTTCTACTAGTATTCAATCCAAACACAACCGTAGGATATGCAGCACGATCGCAAAAGTCCTCACGCTGGCGGCGGTTCTGTCTTAACAGTCTAACGGCTCCGAATGTTGTTCAACGAAAAATAATCATACCGGGGCAAGTGGACTACGACTGGGTGGTTGATAAGGTCGAAAACTGGTGCGAGCCAATAACGGAGGAGGAAGTGAAAGAGAGTGAGAACGACTTTTGCTTTGAGGGCAAATGGTATCGTCCCTCCGACCTCTTCCGCAAGAAAGTCCTTGGGGAGTTCCCGAAAGTTGATGAGGACATCTTGATACCGCAGAAGTGGGTTGAGATTGCACAGGAACGCTGGAAGCAGTACAAACTGACGAGCCACAACAACGCCATTCTCGGTGTCGATGTGGCAGGTATGGGTCGGGACTGTACCGTGTATTGTAAGCGTTTCGACAACTACGTTGAGCGTTTCGACAAGCACAATTCAGGCGGCAAGGCTGACCACATGAAAGTAGCCGGGCGCATCAAGAACGAAATCACCATACACAGCGGTTACAGCGTATCTATTGATACGATTGGAGAGGGTGCAGGGGTTTACTCACGTGTGGTCGAGATATGCCAAGAGAGCAACGGAAAACTGGACGAGGAAACAATTATTAGTTGCAAGTACAGTGAGGGGGCGAAAACTAAAAGCGGAAAAGACCTAACTGATATTACAGGACAATATACTTTCGCCAACATGAGGGCATATCTGTTTTGGGCAGTCCGTGATTGGCTCAACCCCGATAACAATACCGGGGCGATGCTCCCTCCGGGCGGTAGCTTCATGGAGGAGGCAACGGAAATCAAGTGGTCGTTCCTTTCCAATGGCAGGATAATCATTGAGCCGAAAGAGGACATCAAGGAGCGGCTGGGACACTCCATAGACGAGTTTGACGCCCTTGCCAACACATTCCACCCGAAAGCGGTAGAAATGGTGGGCTTGAACGCTTCCACGGATTACTACGATGAAGATATAGACGATATGTTATACTAAAAAAGCAGAATATATGGACATAAAAGAAATTACATCGCCCGAAAGGGATGCAAGAAGTATCATTTCAGATTTGAAGTACAAAACGGTAGTGGTTAAGCCATGGGCTATTCTTCGCAAGGAGTATGAGCCGAAAGAACACCCAGTAATGACCGATAAGACCTACAAGGACAAAGTTACCAAGAGAGGCATTGAAAAGGTTACACGCTACACGCTGGGATTGCAGAAACTGGCGGTAAAGCGCATGACGGAACTAATGTTTGCTATTCCCGTGCAACGCATCTACAAGCCGGAGAACGACCAAGAGAAGCAGGTTGCGGAGATTATGGAGGCTATTTTCCAAAAGAACCGCATCGACAGCCTGAACATTGATCGTGGTAAGAGCCTGTTTGCCTCCTGCGAAACAATCACGCTGTGGTACTCGCAGGAGCAGGAAACCGTGTATGCAGGGCAGAAGAGCCTCTTGAAACTGCGCTGCAAGAACTACTCTCCGATGAAAGGCGACAAGTTGTACCCGTTGTTTGACGAGTACGATGATATGATTGCCCTCTCCATTGAGTACACAAGGAAAGAAGGTATTAATACCGTTACCTACTTCGACACGTACACCGCTGACGAGCATATCCGCTGGCGCACGGGCGCAGGGGAAACGATGGAGGAGCTTCGGGAGAAAATCGAGGTGGGCAAGATTACAGGCGTGTATATCCACCGTGACGAGCCTATTTGGGAAGACCAGTCAGGCAATGTCTATGAAGCCGAATGGACGCTTTCACGCAACGGCAACTATATCCGCAAAAACGCAAGACCTAACTGGGTCGTGTTCTCGGACGGCAAGGTGAAATTCGGGCAAGAGCCTACCAATGACAATGCAGGGCGCAATGTGCTTCAATACGGGCAGAACGACAAGGCAGAGTACAAGACTTGGCAGCAGGCTATTGATAGCATTAAGTTCCATGTCGGGGAAATCAAAAAGGACTTTTTCATGCAGCTTCAACTCCCGGATATGTCTATGGAGAACATGAAAGCAACCCCGATGTCGGGAGAAGCCCGTAAGATGATGTTCATTGATGCCCAGTTGAAAGTAACTGACGAGAGCGGCATTTGGCTGGAGTTGTTCGACCGTGAAATCAATGTTATCCGGGCGTTCATGAAGAAGATGTACCCCTCACTTGCCGCTGCCATCGACAGCCTACAAGTGGAGGTCGTTATCACCCCGTATCAGATACGGGACGAGGCAGAGCGCATCGGCAACCTTTCCAATGCCACGGGCGGCAAGCCTATTATGAGCCAGCGCACCGCAGTTCAGAACCTCGGCTATGTGGATAACGTGGACGAGGAAATGGAACTGATTGCAAAGGAGAGTTCCGTGAGTCTGTTTGACGAACCAACCATATAAAGCATGGCAAAGAAGAAACTTGATATTCATTGCGAGGAATGTATCTATTCCTACGAGCCGCACGAGATTGGGGCAAACGGTAAGCCGTTCCTGTGTCGGTGCAAACTGCACCAGGAGCGCAGCCGTTTCCTCACCCGTGATGGATGCGGACAATTCAAAAGGAGGTTGTAATCATGGCAAAGAAAGAGGCAACTAAATTCAGTTACGGGGTATTCGATAGGAAGCACATTGCCAGCATCAAGAAACGCCTGAAAGCGATTGATGCCTTGTTCGGTGCAGCCATAACGGAGGGCGCACGAATTGGCGAGGCTTCCGGCTTCAAAAACCCCGACAAGCCCTTTTACATTTCGGACTACCCGGCAGTGCAGGAGCGTATAAACGACCTCATGCGCTCCGTTGGGCGTGGGCTTCAAGGAGTGATAGAAACAGGCGACCGTGAGGAATGGCTTTTATCTTGCGAGAAAAACAACGCTATGGTTGATGCAATAACTTCTTCAACCGGGCTTCCGAAAGACGTAATTTCGCAATGGAAACAGCCAAATTTGGAGGCTATATCAGCGTTTCAACTCCGCAAGGAAGCCGGAATGATGCTCTCCGACCGGGTTTGGAATATCACGGAGCAGTTCAAGCAGGAATTGGAACTTGCTCTTGACTTGGGACTTGGCGAGGGAAAGAGTGCCGCAGACCTTTCGAGGGATGTCCGTAAGTACCTCAATGAGCCAAACAAGCTATTCCGCAGGGTCAGGGACAAGCACGGTGTCCTCCGGCTCTCAAAGGCTGCGAGAGCCTACCACCCCGGACAGGGCGTGTACCGCTCATCCTACAAGAATGCCCTCCGGCTTACGGCTACCGAAAACAACATGGCGTACCGTATGGCAGATAGTGAGCGGTGGAAGCAGATACCCTTTGTTATCGGCATCCGAATTTTGATCTCCCACAACAGCCACCCGATATATGATATTTGCGATGAACTGCAAGGCAATTATCCGAAAGACTTTGTTTGGCTCGGCTGGCATCCGTTCTGCAAGTGTGCCGCAGTCGCTATCCGGGCAAAGGAAGAGGAGTTCTTGGATTATCAGCAGAAGATACTTGCTGGAGAAGATGTAAGCAATTACAAGTTTTCGGGGACGGTCAAGGATGTGCCGGAGAACTTCAATGCGTGGCTTGAACGTAACCGGGAGCGTGTAAAAACAACGACCTCCGTCCCGTACTTCATCAGGGACAACGGCAAATACATACCGAAAGATTGGGTTGACGGCATCGGCTCTATGGCGAAAGGAGGGAACAAGGGGCTTATAACCGATGTGAGGGAAGCGATAATCAAGGTGAAAGACCCGACATTCATCACGGAAAAAGAGGTTCGCACTATGATTGAAAAATATGCGGATGCAGAGCCGGGCGACTTTTACGGTGGGCTGAAAGGCGTGAAGATGTCAAAGGCAAAAGACGGGGCAATGATGTGTTGTGAGCGTTCATACTACAATAAAACGGGTGCTTACGCCAAAGAGAACGGGAACATTATCAAGATATACAATACAGACCACCATGTTATTGACCCACAAGGGAAATCTGTTGTCTTTAACCCTCTCCACGAAGTCAAGGGAGCGATGAGGGCTATTGCCGGGAAAACGCCTCTGACATTTAATCAAGAATATGCCATTGAAAGCCTGTGGCACGAGATACGCCACGCAGGGGCGGTCGGCTGGAAAGACTTACGGAAGAAAACCCCGGACTTGATAGCGGCAATGGAATGTATCAACCAGTTCTGCGCTCGCCGCTCGTATGGGAAATTTCTCCGGGCTATTGGCGGTAACGTATCTCACAAAAAGGAAATTATCAAAAGTGGCTATGGCTATAGCAGGTCTGTACGACACTTTGACGAAATGCTTGCATCTATGAACATATCCAGTTCGGAGGCTTACGCACATTTTAGCAAAATGATAATGGTTGAGCCATACGAGAATATATCAGAGGGCATCGTGAAGTTCCTTGTGGGAAAAGGAGTAAAGAAACAAAAAGCCGAAATGCTAATTAAAGCACTCCGGCATTCTGATGATATGTTTGGCAAGATACTCACGGATGCGTGACCGTCCGCCAAAATTCGTTTTTCATATCGAGGGGGAGTTTGTCAGCGTAACTACTGGCTTTCTCCCTCTCGTTCCGTAAGTGGAAGAGGAAAGCCAAATCCATATTGGCATCGTCCTCGGTGCAACTTCTCAAGTAAAAGCCTTTGTCCGGCAAGCCGATGTACTGGCACTCTTCGGGGCTGATGTTGTAGTCAAATACAGTTTCCATGGTGCAAAGTTACTTATTTTTCTGCGGTTTACGATGTACCCGGTGCTTGGAAATCACGCAGAACTTAGTCAATTTCGGTTTGCCTACGGAAATACCGAAGTCCCAAAGGGTTTTCAACTGACACCCTATCTGTTCAGGTGTGAATACATCGTATATTGCGGCAAGCGACCCGAAGTAATGCTCACTGCTCCCGTTTACTGGGGCGTGGAAATTTACTTTGATGATAGTTTCTTTCTCATCCATAGTTATTTTCTTTGAATTTTGTGCGAGGACAACGATTATCCTGCGGTTGATAAACTTATTGTTTCAAATGAAGATATTGTGCGAGAGGGGCTAAATCAAGCCCCCCAAAAAATCTAACTCACGGCAGAATTTAGATATTTCACGCTCAATATCACCATTTCTCATTTCGATGCTCCTGCATCCTGCGTAATACTTCCCTGCGTACTCGAAGCAGAGGTAGTGGTATGCCTCCCCGGTGTTCCAGTCGTGACTATGAGGTTCGCCCGTGAAGAACCAGCCGCCTTCCCGATACGGGCTGCACCACCGTTCAGGCGGCACACATTCGAGGAGGTGAACGTACCAGTCTTTGTCAATCTCTTCAAATAGCGCATTCTTTTCAAGTTCAATTCTATCTTCTGTTACCATTTCCGTTGTTATTATGCGTTTCTCAATTTGGTTAAGAACGTGTTTCGCTCTTCACTCAACACATTATCCCCGAACAATACACGGGCTGCTCCATAGTAAGAGTTGTCTGTCAATTGTCTTTGCCAGCACCCATTAAATCTCGACCAACGGAAACCGTTAGACTTCAATCGGGAAATTACATCTGCGCTTGGCTTTTCATCGTGGAAAATCTGCAAGCGGTCATCGGCAAAGTTCTTAACTATCCTGCCGCCCTCAAACTCTATTTCGGAACTCTCGGTGTTGGCACGCTCTTCTTGCTTCTGCATGGTAGCCTCGCAAACCTCTTGAAGTTTCCATATCTTGTGCCGGGAAGTGAACAGGGGCTTCTTTAACCCCGTCTTTTCGTCCTCCTGCACCTGCTTGATATATTCGAGGGCTTTCAAGACAAGTGCAGCCTTACCTTTATTAGCAAGCCGCTCTACCTTGCCGAAAATTGAGTTGGTGAAAGCAGAACGGTGATAAGGCTCTCCGTTGTCAATATCGGCACACGCTTTCGCATTGTAGTTAATGTCACGCTTCAACGCAAGCCATTCCTCACTTTCTTTTTGTTCGGGGCTTTTCGCATCCTCAATCCGCTTTTCCACACGCTTTGCATACTTCTCTCTCCATTCCGAAAAGTCGGATAATGCCTTGTCATAGGAGTTGTTTGCCTTGTTGTTCCGTTCAGTCGGGAAACGAGCCGGACCAGTAATCATTGCGCTCAATATGCGTGAGTGCTTATCGAAGAGAGTTTCAACCCACGCACGGAACTTCTCCGTATATTCCTTGTGTTCCTCTGCCGGAAGTTTCTTCAAATCTTCAAGCAGGGCTTCTTCGTATTCCCGAATGTATAGGACGGCACGCTCCTCCGGGCTGAAACTTGTGTTCTCAAAGGCTCTGACTGCCTTGCCCCACAAATCCTCAAAGTTGGTTTCGTACTTCCAAGAAACGACCTCCCACTTGTTGAGTTCAATATCAACATCACGGACTTGTATCGTATCTTCTCTTTGCTTTGCAGCGTGGGCGAAAGAGCGACTGAACATACCGTTGTTAGTTCTGATTTCTCTAAAACCCCAGTCGTAAACACCCATTTCAGGGGTTTCAATTAGTCTTACTTGTGCTGCTCTATGGCAGTTCTTTTTAGTCAGGATTATCTTTTCCATGTTGTTGTGGATTTATAAAGTGAATATGATGTAACGTACTCCGTAGCTGTTGTAATCATACGATATGTGGAAGCCCTCGGAACGGGCAAAGTCGATAGCCGCCTGTTCGTGGCTCATTCGGATTGTGTCGCCGCCTACGAGTTTGGTTTCGCTGATGTGGCGGTCGCAGATGAAACAAGCCTTTCCGCTCGCCTTGATAAGTTCGCTAATCCTGCTTATAAACTCATCCTTGCTAAATGGTGCGCCCTGTATCATTTCTTGGCGCAATTTTTCTGCTGCTGTCATAGTCGTATTACTTGTTAATTAAATAGTCAATTCTATCCTTGATTGAGAGTGCAAAAGTCAATCCTTTTTCTCCAAATGCTTGCGCCTCACTGCAAATACCGTCTTTGTAAGTTAGACAGCAGAATGTTCCGTCTGTGATGTCTATCCCAAGCCGGGGTTTGCCCCAATGCATATCAATCTCAATTTTGGGTCTTCGCTTGCTTTCGTCTTTCTCACCCTCGAATATCGGAAGAATGTATTTGCAAGCGGTTATCTGAATTGACTTGCCGGAAAGCTGTGCTGCAGCTCTGTTTCCCCAAAACCAATCACGACTTGCGTCTATGATATGTTTACTTACTTCAATGTAACCGTTTTCTTTTGCTACCTGTTCTGCTACTATTAGCATTGCTTGATTTTCTGTCATTGTTGTTGTGGAGTTTTGCCCAGTTTGTTAGACCGGACGTGACCTTTTTTAGAAATTTGCTTTTAATTTGAGAAGCCGGAGGACTTCTTTCAACTCGCTGACGGTGTATTTCTCTGCCATTTCACGGCTTATGCCATTAGTATTCATTGCGAGCTGGATAGCACGCTCACGGCTTACTTTTGGGGTGTTTCTTGTTCTCATACGATTATTTGTTGTAGAATGAAACCTGTAAACCTCTGCGCAATTTGCATACGCATTTATCAAGACCTGCGTTCAATGCACGGTCAATAAACTTGTTGAGCAACTCTATACCTATAAGGGCGATAAGACCTGAAACGCCTACTAACTTGTTAATGCGGTTGCCCTCGTTGTCCAGCCCGTAAACCTTCAGACGGAAGTTCCTGTTGATGAACTTGCTCGTGTACTTCAAAATGCTACTCTTTTTCATATTCGTAATTTTTTTTGTTGTTGTGAAGTGATTATATTGTAATCACACCGCTAAGTTCGGGGTTTATTTTGGAATAACAAAATATTTTCGTGATTATTTTATAAACTTTTTTATTGATAAATGATAATCAACAAGCTTACTGTCTATTATAAAAATCATCGAAATGACCAAATTTTGCGTTTATAATATAATCATATATTATATTTTTTCATACCTTTGCATAAACTAATTAGTTTATCTACATGAAGAAAGAAATATTAGAAGCACTGAAAGCCAAATTTGTGGGGGTCAGTGAAGCGATTTTGAACAGGATTGCCGACAAACTCGCCAAGACTGTAATAAAGCAGGAAGATGTTGCAACCGCTATCGAGGGAGTAACATTCCAGCAAGTTCTCGAAAGTTACGGGGACAGCCGTGCTACGGAAGCGCAGCAGACAGCAGTCACCAACTATGAGAAAAAACATGGTCTTAAAGACGGTAAAAAGGTTGAAGAGCCAAAACCTACGGAGCAGCCGAAACCTAATGAGGAAACAAAGCACGGTAAGGAGGATATGCCTGCTTGGGCTAAAGCGTTGATTGATTCCAACAAGACGCTTTCCGACAAACTTTCGGCTATGGAAGGTGAAAAGATTGCAACAAGCCGTAAGTCATCGCTTGAAGCAATCCTGAAAAACGCTCCCGAAAAAATCCGTCAGCGTTACGAAAAGGACTTTGTACGTATGACATTCAAGGATGATGAGGATTTCAACAGATGGATTGGGGAAATCACTCCCGATGTCGAAGCCATCACGAATGAGTACCAAGCAAAGGGCGGTGTCGTAACAAGACCGAAAGCAGGTGCGGCAGGAGGCAAGGGCGAGGAGAAAAACCCGTACTTGGAGGCTCGCATCAAAGAACGTGAGGCGGCAACGACAACCCCCGCCATTCAAGGGTTGGCAACAGAAACTACCAAATAACAATGGAAGTAAATTTCAAACACCAAGACCCTGCCAAGGTTGAGCCTATCTACATTGAGCAGGTATTCGCTGAAAAGCCCGGAGGTGGATTGGTGGAAAATCCATCTTTCGATGCTCCCCCTACAACCGCTGTCGGGGAGAAAAACGGAAAGTTCGTGCTGATTAAGGGATACCGCCTTGTTGGTGCAGTCGCTAAAGCGGACACCACTATCAATATCGCAAAGGGCAGTGGTATCGCTGTTGGCGATATTATCGGCATCGGCAAAAAGGCTGTGGCTTGTACCGCTGTCGATACCTCTGCCGAAGACAAGGATGTCGTAACGGTAACGCTCGGTGTTGATATTGATGCCGGGACTGTCCTCTACCAGGCAAAGGCGGCTGATGCAAGTGCCGCAGAACCTATCTACACCCCCGTGTACGTTACAGGCAACCGCCTCGAAGCAAACGAGGGCGACCAGCCCGTGCGCCTTATCAACGGTGCGAATTTGAGAAAGGAAACGGCTAATGTAGCCAGCGAGGTAGCCGCATTGCTGCCAATGATTGCACTTGTGTAATAGGAGGATTGATTTATGGCTATGAATAAACCCCTTTTTGACATCGACCAGCCCGGAATGCAGGTTGCTGTCAATTCATACAAACCGGGTAACGGGCTTGCATGGCGCACCCTGTTCCCGTTGAAGTACACCCCCAAGTTCGACCTGAAAGGACTAGAGGGTAATGAGGGCATCCCCGTGTCAGCTGACCGTGTCGCATTCAACACGAAAGCCCCCAAAAAGACCCGTAAGACGGTCGGATCATGGAGCGGAAAGTTGTCTAAGATTGCGGTGAGCCGTGAGAAAGACGAGATTGAAATCAATGATTACAACGACTTGCAGACCATCGCAGCCGCTAATACGGAGGATGCTGCAACCGCCCGTTACCTGGTTGATATGGTCTATGACGATTTGGACTTCTGCAACAACGCTATGGACTACAAGGTTGAGATTGATGCAATGCGCATCGGCTCAAACGGTATTCAGACTTTTCCGAAAAGCATCGAGGGCGACATGGCTACGGAGGACGTTATCAACTTCAACGTACCCAAGGAGAACTTCATCGGTGTTAAGGTCGCTTGGAGCGATGCGGAAAAGGCAGACGGTCTGAAAGATGTTGCGGATGCAGCGGAGAAAATCGGCAAAAAGGGCTTGAAGAAACCCAAATTTGCGATTTTGGAGAAAGCCAAGTTTGAGGAACTTATCCAGCAGAAGTCCGTTGCTCGCAGATTGTTCCCTCGCTACGACCAGAACCTTGTCACCGCTGACATGATTAACCTCTCCAGCGTGAACAGCTACATGAACGGTAAGGGCTATCCCCAGTTCCTCGTGCTTGACACCTACGCAACCATTGAACACAAGGACGGCTCGCAGGAAACTATCAAGCCGTGGAATGTCAATACGGTTGCGCTGGCTCCCGTGCCGCAGCTTGGCTGGACTTACTACAAGCCCGTGCCTAACGTGCCTAATACGGAGGCGTTGCAGCAGCAAGCATCGTACTACAAGATGACCCGTTACTCCGACCTCAACCCGATGTTGGAGGTGACTATGGCAGAAGCCTACGTTCAACCCGGCTTGATTAACCGTGCTTCATTGGTGTTTATCAACACCACGAACATGAAGTGGAACAACGGAGATACTGAGTAAGCATGAACGTACTGCAATCTTTGAAAAGTCTGTCCGGCTATCCCATCCCATTGGCTACCATTCAAGACATAGCCGATGAGGTAGGGGTTAGCGTTGATGACGAAACGACACGGGAACTTCGGGAAAGCAAAGAGTTCAAACGTGCGAAAGCACGTGTGTACCTCTACCTCTCGAAAGCCCCCAACGTGTCGCAAGGCGGCATCACTTACAGCTTTTCGGACGAAGACCGCAAACGGTTCAAGAATGAGGCAGAGAGCATCCTTGACGAAATAGGCGATGACGCTGACGGATTAGGAGTTACTTACGGATATAAAGGTGAGGACTTATGATTATCGAAAACGGAACATTGCAGATTGTCAAAAAGGCTGGTGGCGGCATGGCTCACGGAAAGCCCGTTCCCGTTGTGGAAACACTTGGTGATCCGATAGCCTGTAACATCAAGACTCTGCATGACAACAAGAGGGGCAAAATCATTGACAACGTGTTTACACAGGCTTCATTTGAGGTTTTGATTAACCCTCTCGACTGCCCTCACTTCAAGGATGAAACGGTCATTCTTACCGACAACCGGGGGGCGGAGATAGGCAAGTTCCAAGTGCAGGATGTTCAACACCTCGACTATGTAGAGGCTGTAAAAGTTACCGTATGAGCGTAAAGAGGCTTACACCCAAAGGACACGCAAAGGAATTTGTGGATAATCAAATGGCTCTGAAAAGGCAGGTTATCATCAACAACTACATAAACGTTGGTGAAGCAGCGTTGGAGGTAGCCCGGACACAACACAAGTACCACCGCCAAACGGGCAACCTTACCAGTTCCACAGGCTACTGCATATTGGATAATGGAAAGGTGCTTGTAATGAGCAAGTTCGAGGTTGTAGGCAACGGCAAGAAAGGTGCGGAAGAGGGGCGCAAGTTCCTCCGTAAGCTGATAAGTGAAAATTCAAAGGGGCTTGTGTTCATCATGGTTGCAGGAATGAGCTACGCCAGCTATGTAGAGGCAATGAGCCTCGATGTGCTGGAATCGGCAGAACTGCTTTCCGAAAAGATGCTCCCCAAGTTGTGTAAGGCATTAAAGTTATAGCAATGGCAAGAAAGGCTACATCAAGAATCGAGCAGGAAATGTACGATGCGCTTGAACATTTTTTTGAGGGGAAAATTTCGGGCAAGTTCTACCCCAGCGATTGCCGCCCGGCTGATTCCGAAGTGGAGGATGCGGTGCTTACCGTCTCCAACGCTACGGCAGAGCAGATACAGGACGGCATCGCAAGGATAAACATCTACGTTCCCGACCTCGATAACGGAAGTGGGCGACCCGTCCCTGACAAGGACAGACTGATAGCCCTTTCCGAACTTGACGAGCAGATAATTGACGTGCTTAACGAGGCTGACACCGACTATGAATTTGACCTTGCAAAAGGCACTGAAACGATAAATGCGGAGGCTATAAAGCAGCATTTTGTGAACATAACAATAGAATTTAATCACGTAACATTTAACTGATATGGCAAAAAGACAGAAAATCATTATGGCTTGGTCGAAGTGTACCATTGAGATTGCACCGACCGGGGCTGACGATGCTTTCAACGGCACTGAATTGAAGTCTATTGGTGTTATCAAAGACAGGTCCACCACACTTGAACCGTCTGACGGTGACGCTCTCGAAATTAAAGCCACTGGGGGCGAGACGGTTGCCAAGGAAGTGCAGGAGGGCGGTTTCACTCTGAAAACTCGTGTCATTGAACCTGACGAACTTTATAGCACCCTTAAATTGGGTGAGGAAGTTACCGCAGAGGGTGAGGACAAGGGCGACTTCAAGGTGAAAACCCACCTTGTTGATGGCGACTGGTCTGTTAAGGTAACGCCAAAGAACGTAGGCGCACGAGGTATCAAAGTACCTCTTTCCTCTATTGCTTTCAAGCCGGGTTACTCCGAAGAGGATGGTAACTACGCAGACCTCGAAATTGAGATTTTGAAGGGTGCGCAGGACTACTGGTACAGCCGCTTCAAGAAAACCGCAGCACAGGTGTAAACGGCAGGGGCTTTCGTCTATCAGGTAGGACACACCCACGGGTGAAACCGGGTTCGACCCCCGGAAGCCTCTCTAACTAAAAATCATATCGACATGGAAACGATAGAAAAGAAAGTAGCAGATACCATTTTGCAGCGCACAAGCGACAGCTTGGAGATTGACGGGAACGTGTACCCGGTTGCACCCCCGTCCACTGCGACAATCATACTCATTTCGGAACTGATTGCCGGGATGCCGGAGGTCAGGATTGATGCCGACAACATCTTGTTCGAGGTCTTGAATAAGGCTAAAGGATGCAAGGTGCTTGGCAAGATTGTGGCAACCCTCATTCTCGGTGCAAAGAGAGTGAACGAACGTAAGAAAGTGCTTGTAGATAAGGTTGTCCCCAAACGTGTGTTCTCGTGGAAGAGAAAGCGCTTGGAAACGGTCTATTACCGCAAGGAGCAAGTAGAGGTGGACGAGTTGGAACACCTCTCTACACTTGTACTGGAGGGCTGCTCGCCGAAAACGCTCCGGGAACTTGTTACCAAACGGCTCAACAACTTGGAGATTAGCGATTTTTTCGGGCTTACCACTTCCCTCAGCGAAGCAAATCTGCTAAAAAGGACAAAGGAAGTGGCGACAGTATCTGGGGAATGATTTACAGTTGGGCAAAAATGCTCAACACCACCCCAGATTATGTCCTTTACGAAATGAGTTACGAAAACTTGCTCATGTACGGCTATGCAGTCCCCTCATACGATGATGAAGAGGCAGAGGAATGGGACGATAGACTGGATGCAAACAACCCCGACAATTTCAACGATAACGCAGACGAGGAAGAGGAATTTATATGAATACGAGTGACGGAAGAGAATACTACGGCTTTGGGATAGACAACTCCCAGTTGCGTAGAGAAGCGCAACAGGCTATTGATATATTTGACGGTATCGGTAGCACTGCCGAAGCAGAGGGCGCACGTATTGATACTGCTTTCCGTAGAGTCGGGCAAGCGGTGGTCGCTTATTTCTCTGCACAGCAACTTTACTCTTTCGCAAGTTCGGTTATCAAGACCCGTGGAGAGATTGAAGCCCTTGAAATATCCTTTGAAACGCTGTTGGGTAACAAGGACAAGGCAAAGGAATTTTTCGGTGAGATTAAGGATTTTGCCCTCAATA